GTTATTGGGGCGAGCACCGCAAGGAACTGCCCATAGCCACAGACGGCATTGTCCTAAAGGTTGACAGTATGGCACAGCAACGCCGTTTGGGCTATACAGCCAAAAGTCCGCGCTGGGCCATAGCCTATAAGTACAAGGCAGAGCGGGTCTGTACGCAACTTCTCGATGTCACTTACCAAGTAGGGCGCACCGGAGCGGTAACGCCTGTGGCCAATATGCGCCCTGTTCAGTTGGCCGGTACTACCGTAAAGCGAGCCACACTCAACAATGCCGACTTCATAAAGAGTTTCGATCTGCACATAGGCGACTACGTTTATGTGGAGAAAGGAGGCGAAATAATTCCCAAGATTGTAGGCGTTGACACAAGTCGCCGACCCGATAACGCGCCGAGTATCGACTTTATAAAGTGCTGTCCCGAATGTGGAACGCCGCTCGTCAGATACGAAGGCGAGGCCGCTTACTACTGCCCCAACGACACGGTCTGCCCGCCACAGATAAAAGGGCGGATAGAACATTTCATCGCTCGGAAAGCTATGAACATCGATTCTATAGGCCCGGAGACAGTGGATCTACTGTACCAGCGCAGACTTGTGGCCAATGTGGCCGACCTCTACGACTTGAAGATAAGCCAGATAGACCCTACAGGCACACGGCGCAAGTCGGCCGAAAGGATTATTCAAGGCATAGAGCAATCTAAAAATGTGCCATTCGAGCGCGTGGTCTTTGCCCTCGGCATACGCTTTGTGGGCGAAGTGTCGGCCAAAGCCGTGGCAAGGCATTTCCAAAACATCGACAATCTGATGGCCGCCACGTTAGACGAGCTGCGCCAAGTGGACGGAGTGGGCGACGTGATGGCCGCAAGCATACGCGAATATTTCTCTGATGCGCGAAACCGTGAGATAGTGGAGCGTCTGCGAAACGATGGTTTGCGTATGGCCATCGACACCCAACAAACCGCCCATGGCAATGCGCTCGAAGGCAAACAGATAGTGATAAGCGGTGTGTTTGAGCAACATAGTCGCGACGAATATAAAGCCATCATCGAGCAGAATGGCGGCAAGAACGTGTCGTCCATATCAAAAAAGACATCGTTTGTGCTTGCCGGCAGCAATATGGGGCCAGCAAAGCTGCAGAAAGCGCAATCGCTCGGCGTGCAGATAGTAAGCGAGAACGAGTTCCTTGCCATGCTCCAATAATGCGGTTCGGCCTTCATCACACACAAGAAAAGACTGAATAAAACGGCTGTTGAAGCACGCTAACGCAGCTGTTAAAGCACGATTATGCTGCAAATAAGGCTTACAGAAAATGTGGTTTCACGAAAAAATGCCCTAAAAAATTTCCCATTTTCAAAAAAAGCCTTACCTTTGCAGTCCGTAAAACGATACGGACAGGTCTCCTACGGTCAGCTCCCTTCGAATCCTCCAGGGTGGGAACGCAGCAAAGGTAGTTGGTTGTAGCGACGCGATAGGAACCGCCTGTCCACCCCGCCTCTTTAGCTCAGTTGGCCAGAGCACGTGATTTGTAATCTCGGGGTCGTTGGTTCGAATCCGACAAGAGGCTCAAGGAAAAGGAAGGCAAAGTCCTTCCTTTCTTCTTGGTTCACAGGAACTTAACTGATAAAACATTATTAGTCTTGATGTTTCAAGGATTGTCAAAAAGACTGTAAAATATGACAGCCGACGCATGGAAGCGCGTTTTTGCGGCATTTCCGTGATACCAACGCGATACAGGCTGTGATACCATCCAGTACCCCCAATTCCTTATCTGCATTTACCAATCATACTTAAATAATAAAAGTATGAACAATGTATCTGTACGGCTCGTCTTTGATAGAAAGCACGTAGCCACTAAAAAACATCAAGCCTCCGTGCAAATGGAGGTGACGTTCCAGCGGAAACGCAAGTTTATCGGAACAGGCATCAAACTGTATGCCGACCAATGGGGCAAAGACCTCAAAGTGAAAAACCACCCGCAGTCCGTCTTGTTCAACCAGCAGCTCAACGACATGGTGGCGGACATCTACAACTTCGCCCACAGGCTCGAAGAGCAGAAGCAGCCTTTCTCGCTTGAGAAACTGGGCGACCACATCAACGGCTGCGGTGTCGATTCCTCCGACTCGTTTCTCCACTTCATGCGGAAGCGCATCATGGAGCGTCCAGTGTCGGAAGCGACGCGGAAGAAGCACCTGTATATGCTGAGGAAACTGGAGGAGTTCGGGAAAATCAAGTCGTTTGCCGACATCAACTATCCAAACATCATAGTGTGGGGAGAGTTCGCCAAAAAGTTTTGCCATTGCCAGTCATCCGTGTACAGCTATCACAAGGTGCTGAAAATCTTTGTGTGCGAGGCGTATGCCTCCCAGCTGATACAAGCCGACCCTTACCTCAACATCAAGTTAGACCACGGGCTGAATGACCGCAGGAAGTTCCTCAACAAAGAAGAGCTGCATCGCATAGAGGAAAGGCATTTCGACGACAAATGCCTTGAACGTGTGCGCGATATGTTCCTCTTCTGCTGCTACACGGGCTTGGCGTATGCAGACATGGCAAAGTTCGATTTCAACGAGGCAGTCTGTTCCGATGGGATGTACCGCATACGCGACTGCCGTCAGAAGACTGGCACGATGTACAACATATCGCTTGTGAACAAGGCGATGGCAATCTTGGAGAAGTACGACTTCAAGCTGCCAATCATCTCCAACCAGAAGTACAACGCCTACCTGAAAGTCATCGGCTCATTCTGCGAAATCAAGAAACGCCTCACGAGCCACGTCGCGAGGCACACCTTCGCTACCACGGTGACGCTTGGAAACGGCGTGCGCATAGAGGTGGTCAGCAAAATGCTCGGACATACGAACATCCAGACCACTCAAATCTACGCCAAGATATTCCAAGAGGAAGTTGACAGTGAGTTTAACCGCCTAAACGACATTTTATGACACGCAGGAACGTTACGATAAAGGAAGCCGCTGTGTTCCTCCGCGTGGCTTACAGGACGGTGCAGCGGTATCTTGCTGATGGCTTGATACCTTATACGAAACCCGCTGGAAGAGTGTTGATAAACGAGCAGGATCTTGTTGATTTCGTCAACATGGTTAATAGATGACCGCCACACATTATATATTATTGCAAACGCCCCACACAATTATAATGCGGGGCGTTTGCAATGATTTTATGATTTCAGCACAATCAAGTCAAAATACATCAGACGTGTGCGCTTGTATTCGGGGTCTAAATCCAGTTTCATATATTCGATTTCGTCTTTTATGTCATTGAATATGAATTTGAAACCGTTGCGCTTGTAAAAGTTCAAGACCTTCTCATTGTTGGCGGCATCAACAATGATGTAGCGACATCCAGTCTTATTCAACGGTTCAATAAACCAACCTTTTATGAACGCAAGCACCTCATCGCCGATACGTTTACCTGCGAATGCATCAAACACAGCCAACTGGCCTATCAGTACAGCGGGATATTGTGTGTTTCGTTTCTTGTTCGGGATGCTGCGGTTCAAGCGGTTCTTTATCGGTTTGGGGAAATCAGAAATAGGCAGCATCGAATTAGACACGGTAAACGCTGCGACCAACTCTAAAGAGTCACTTTTTATAAACCCGTATGATTTGCCAAGCAGTTGGGAGTTGTAGCCCTCGAACTCCTCTTTGAAGAAGTTTTCGATGTCCTTATCGTGAGCGCACGATGGTTCGCCGCAATGCTCCAATAGAAGTTTGCTCCACTCGACAAACTCGCATTTATCGTCCAGAAACGCTCCCACTACTTGAATCTCCGAATGTTAGAGCGTTCCAGGATTCTCTTTGTCATTTCCACTTCGCGTGAAAAGTCCACAGAACCTCTCTTCGCCTCGTTCTCACGGGCGATTTTCTCGAATTTCTCTGCGACCTCGCCTGTCAGCGTCGGTATTGGTTTGATGTAGATGGCCATAATCACTTGCGTTTTAATTCTGCGGCAAAGGTACAAACTTTTTCTTCAAAGTCAGCAAAATAACAACATTTCTTTTAATTTCAAGGATTTTCAGCACCTTTTCAATCGTATTTATCCAGTGTTCTTGACGGCCACGACTTTCATACAGCACTATAAAAGGAACAGGAAAGAGAGCGTGTGTCTTGCACGTTCTCTTTTATTTGATGATTCCATACCGCCGTTTGGAGGCTTTGTCAAAGACATCGGTCTCTCGCAGAAATTCCATTACACGCTCACGGTCGTCTGCCGTCAAAGCCCCTTTCAGTCTGCCTTTCCTCATATTGATTTTTGTGTTTTCTATCTCGAATATGTCCGAGCAGTCCAGCCAACTGTCATAATCAAGTATGCCACGGTAATGTCGGACAAGAAGAGGATATTGGCAGCCCAACAGCTCTTGCGAGCGTTTCGTGTTGTCTATTTCAGAATTTATCAGCAACGCGCCCACGGCTTTGCCTTCTGGTGTAAATCCAATGATTACGATGTACTTGTTGCGAGTCTTATATCCCTTGTT